CATTGAGCTGACTAATTGTTTTCTGGTTCGCTTCGATATCACGGGCAAGAGCCTGACGGTCTTTTTGCTGCGATTTGCGTACAGCGTTTGCTTTATCGGCACCTTTTTCATCAGTGCTTCGGCCCATGATTTGGTCCACAGCATCATCCATTTGTTTAATTTGCTTGCGGTCAACTTCGATATTTTCTTTTGCCGTCTTAATTTTCTCATCATATATTGCCAGTTTAGATTGAACATCACCCGATACTAGATTTTGATCATTGTGAGCTTTTGAAAGGAATCCAAAAATACCCATTGATGTGATCAGCATCAGTACAACTACCGCAGTGGTCATGTAATATCGCATAAACCCGGGTGCACGTTCCCAGTTGGCTTTTAACCATGAGGCACAGACCAGCTTGCCAACTTCCAAGGCCGAGCCCATGATGACAATGGGTATTGCAGCCGCAGAAAATATAGCAGTTAGGCCTACCACTGAGTAATAAATTGCCACGCCAGAGATTGTTAGACCGGTGAGCAGCAGGAGATATGCTAGTATCATAAGTTAGTATTTACCGTATTTTTAACTCCAAACTCGATGTTTTTCTGCCACCCATTCAGAGCCATCATATTCATCTATTTGCCAGTCGACATCGGCAGGAATTTCTACAATTTTTAATTTGGCATGCTCGCCACTGGCATCAGCGCCCATTTCTTGTACCACTTTGACCAGCACAGGATCATCTCTGTCAATGTCTCGTTCCCAGTATTCTCGACCACATACCATTATGAGCGGTCCTTTTTTGAATTGAGTATCTCTATCTGGTTGGTCTTCCAAGGTAAAAGCAATGCCGCTTAGTGTAAGATATTTAATTTTAGCTGCATGACTAAGACCAAATCCACCGTGTTGATCATTTATAACTATTCGACGAACACCTTTTAACCGTCGTATCAACTCGTTGTAGTCAGGATTTGATTCTTCTTCCTCTGGGTCCATGTACTGAGAAGCCATGTCGCACATGCAACTAAAACAAGTAGGGCAAAAAGACACTGGTAACATACCAAAGTTTCCTTCCACTCCGCCTTCGTCGTCGGTGTACTCGCAACTGCAGACATTGCATTGATGTGTGTGGTTCATCTACAAGTTTCTAAATATTGATCAAATGTTTTTACTGCTTCGTTGAAGTCTAATGCCCAAACTTGGGCATAAATTATGCCGTCAGTGATGGACATATTAAAAGGTACCACACCATTAAATCTGAAATTGTCAGGCACATCGGTTGTAACTGTATATTCATTTAAATTTTTAGCTCTGTGTATCAGTGCATCAACCATGTCTTTGGTGCTCATTGGATTTCCTCTTATGATTTGTCTGACTTGTTTTTGTGATTGCTGTTATTTCTACCGCGACCTTCAGACTCAATGATCCGAACAAATCCACGAATAAATTCACCACGCTTGTGTGGATCTAAAATCAATGCCGCCGAGCGTTTGATTTGTTTGGGTAATTTAATTGCTTTTGAATCGTATGCCATATATTCCTTTTAATTAATTTTCTTCTTTGAAGTCAACAACATTGCCGTCTACATCTGCGCAGATAATACGCTCAATGGTGCCATCTTCACTGGTAACTTCCAATGGGCCCCATACCCAAACTTCAGACTCGTCTAAGAACCAACCTTCATCTATATCTTCCAAGGCATAAGAACCTTCTTCACTGATAAGTTCTTGAATGCGTTCAATTTCTTCTTCGTCGTCGGTGCCTTCAACAATGGTTTCACCCCAACATCCGCCATCGTACATTTCTACAAGTTCTGTATTTTCAATGTTTCCTGTATAACAATTGTTTAGATCAATACTATCTTTTTTACCGCCTTCGCCACTTGAAGAAACAAATTTAAATTCTGGAAAATTATCATCAGATGTTTCAACTGAGTATTCACAAAAACGATACCCGTCAATTACTGTAACTTTTATATCGTTGTCTGGATGACGATTCAGAAAAAGTTCGCGTTGTTCGCAACTTTTCTTGTAGTGTGTTTTAACAGTCCACCATGCCATAATCTATTCCCTAGTCATTGATGCAGCTTCGGTGATCACTGCAATGAGATCATCCAATGTATTGCAAAGAATTTTAGAATTTTTCCAATCATCTTCGTCATCACGTCCGCCGATTTCGACCATGAAACCATTGTCATACATGTTGACAGTAAAATTATCGCTTACTTTTGCTAATTTATCACTGATTTTTGCCATTTTGTTTTTCCTTTAGTTTATTATCTAACTCCGACCAAGCTTCCTCTTCTTCAGGTGTTGACACTTCTGAGATTGGTTTCTTGGTCAGTTGCCATGAACCGTCTTTAAGATCAGTCCATACTATTACATCTCCTTCTTGCCAATCTGCTTCAGCAAGTAGGTCATCAGGAAATGTTAATATACCATTTCCAGTTTCTGGATCTTCTTCGATGGTCAATGTCCATGATTTACTCATATCAAAATACCTGTAGTATTATTGCAATAGCAATCAACATGAGTGCTATGTCTCCCTCGCCGGTCAACAGTGCACATAGTATACCAATACTGAGCCAAAAAATCACGACGGCATACCAATCAATAATTCAATAACAATTACTATAACTGCTTGCATTACAATTTCTCCCCTGCTTCAAAGCCACGGAACCTTACAAATCTTGGAAATCTCAATGAGTATGATCCGTCTTGATTTTGAGTAACTGCATCAGCTTGTACTTCAACCACTCGACCGAGCAGATTGCCCCGGGCACTCCAATACTGATCACGATCGCTATCAGACAAGCCACTACCAACATTAACACGTATAGCTCTATCATTGTCGACTCCTTCACATATTATAGCACCCAACCTGCCTGCATTGCGACCAGTGCCTTCCTCAAATCCTGTGATATTGAGGTCTACAGTTATGGTGGGTTTCCATTTCATCCAGGCACTGCTGCGTTTGCATTCATAGGGTGCATCTATATCTTTGATCATGATGCCTTCATACCCTTGTGCTACACTTGCTTCGGCGAACCTACGCATGACATCGTGCCCTTCGGCAGTGTCCAAATCAACTGTCATGCCTGGCATGATTCTGATGCAGTCTGTTGTATCCAGTAGAGGTTTGAACCGTTCAAGTATTTCTAACCGTTTGGTTTGATCTTGTTTCCATACGCTTTCTCTAAATGCCGGCAGTGGCACAATATCAAACACATGATAGATCATGCCTTCAGTTTTTGCATCGCTTTTACGATGTGCTTGTCGCATTAGTTGCTGAAAACTTTCACCCACAATTTCACCATCCAGCACATAGCCACGTCCGCCAACAATCGCCAAGTTATTTGGCAATTTATCTAAAATTGGTAAAAGTGCATCTGCAATCTGTGGAAAGTTTTCAAACGGCTTGCCATTGCGGCTGAACAAGTTTACTGTGTTACTGGTCACAACTGCCAGTACTCGTACGCCATCCAGCTTGACTTCCAGGCGTTTGGTGCCTCTTAGTTTGGCAGGGTGATCATTTGAGTCTTGTGCCAGTTGACAACTGAACACAGGAATCTTCCATGCTGTTTTTCCTAGCACTTTGTTCAATGTTTTTTCACTGATACCACAGCGTAGATCTTTGATGATAACTCTGCGACACAGACCATTCCACTCATCACTGTCAAACTCTTGACTCATCTGCTCAATGGATTCTCGAGCAGCATTGCCAGTCACACTACGAAGGCGCAAGGCTTCTAACAGTCCCCAAAATGCGGGCCATGGATTAGACCGGCCTTCAAGGCCAACTGTTTCAGGAACTTGTCTTACTCCAAACACATAAAATGGATTGTAGGCCTGATAGCAGTTGAAAAGAAAACATTCAGCATTGGCACTGCCCAGTCGGGCTGCCATGAGTGCTTTTTCGATTACTTTTTCTTTGTGTATTCTACTGTCACTGCTTTCGAGATCGCGGATCCAATCAGCCGCCAATTTAAGTCCTTTGAATTTTTCATCGGAGAAATCTACTCCTACGCCGTCGAGACTCATATATTTACGCTTTCCTGAAGCTGTCATAAAGGCTGGCATTATCGTACCGTGATTTGACCAATTACTGCACCAGGTTTTTGTAGCGCGGCATCTCGTCTAGCTTTGTATTCCTCGTTGTCAACTGGCAACAAATTCACAGTGGTCACTGCAGATGTTGTTTCCGCAATTGGCGTCACAACAGCAGCAGGTGCGGACTGACTCACTGGGCGCAATTTAGTCTGAGGTTGTGTTTCACGATCTAGTTCGCGTTGTAGTGCTTCGTCCGAATCATTGCTTTGACTTTGTTGTTGCAAGCGATCTTTGAGCAATCTGTTGGCATCGCCCACTGGATAACGTACTAGGATAAATGTTCTATAGTTGCGATTTTCGCTGACAACTCTTGCATCTTCAATTCTGTAGCCTGTCATCACAGTGTTGGCAATGATTTTCTTTACTGTCAAACTGGTCTTGTCTGTGACCACTGATCCTGCGTTGTCTGATTTTTGTTGCTTGACCATAGCATTCAAGGCACCATTTAAGGTGTCTGCCAATTTCATTTGACTGTCTAATACTGCTTTTTCACGACTCATGGCCAGGTCAGAACTGTAGCCTGTGCCGGCAAACCAAATATAGTCGTCGGTGGCAGCAGGAGGTTTGATATACCAACTGGGTAAATCAATAGTAAGTGGACTATCTACCTTGCCGGCAGCCGCAATGGTCTGATCCTTGGTCACAGGAGGTGTCGGCGACGGAATTGTGGCTGTGTTGAGTGGAACGGTTGTAGAACAACCTACTAGGGCCGCAACTGCGGTAGCAATAATTAGACGTTTCATGATTTCTCCTGTGGGTGTGATCTAATAAAATAATTGTAACAGATTGGTTACCATTTGTCAACCACTTGCCATTCGTCATCACGAATTCGGCAAATGATACCTTGTCGTTGTATGATATCTCCCACACTGGGTTCAGTTTCTATAAACCACCGACAAAAGGTATTACGATATTCAAATCTACGTGGGTAGGTAGGATGTGGTGCGACTTCACTTTCTCGTATTTGGTCACCAATCTTTACTGCATGAGTTCGGGCTATGCTTTGATCAGTGCAAACCATGTCTTGTTCCACACTTACAGAATTTACCCCAGATTGAGTTAGAAATTTTCTGCGACTGGAGTTCAGGGCCTGTGTACACAATAGATCAGTATTTGGAACTCGTGGTCCAATGGCTTCGCCTTCAATGGTGTGCCATTCTCCGGCCACTTGAGCTCGAAAGTTTACCACACATTTGTTCTGTGTGTCTCCCACAGGTGTCACTGTTTTTTGTATGTTGGCAATGGCCACCATTTGATCTTGAACACGATTGTTCATGGCAATGCGACTGTAACAGTCAGCCTGGGCTGAATTCACAAACAATGCTAGAACGATTAAAGATAGCCTGCTGGACATGTTGACCTCAACCACCAAATGGTATTTTTAACATTGTTGACCCACTGCCGATCTTGGGCAGTTTCGGGCCAACCTCGACGACTGGTTTGAAATATAGCAAATTGTTGTTCCAGATATGGAATCTGTGTTCTGGCAGTGGCACAGGTAGGAGGGCCATAACTGACTGGTACTGGCGGTACTGTGCTACACCCAACCACTGCCATTGTTAAAAACACTGCCAAGATTCTCATCTGCTTCACCATGAACTGTTGTAAAACACTCGCATGCCCATGAACAACTCATATCGAGCAGTCTTGATAAATTCCAAATCTTGTGCTCGATAGTATTCGGCAGAATCATCACCAAAGAAAAACCCTGATGTTTGAGGCAGTGCATTATCCAGCACATCCTGTTCAAGATTGTCAAGATCTTCACGGAACAGTTCTAGCTCATCGCCATTGAAACTACCTTCATTGCCACGCCGGTTCCACAACTGTCGCATCCATCCATGTAGGTTAGGATGCTTGCGCCAGTAGGCCAATTCTCTGGGTTGGGTCACACTGGGGTTCACAGCTTCGCCATCAATGTATTCGGCACCCTGGTAGAACTCACCATACTGCCCTTGTTTAACTGCCGCATAGGCATACATATCTAATCCCATGTTATTCTCCTTTTAGTAAAAACATAGTTACTACGGCACTATCAAGTTTGATAATATCAACTGGATATTTGTTCCATTCTGCTCTCCAGTTAGGAGCAGGCAATTTAGCGACTCTGACCAACTTAGGAGTAAGTTTAACTATTTTACCGATTAACAAACTATTGCTACTTGGAAATGCAACACAATCATCCAACTGCAACTCTTGTCCTAACTTGTCTCGATGTCGCGGAATTTCTTTAACCATTTTATTTTAAATTTTTGATATAATCAATTACCAGGCTAGCCTCAGGAAATCCTTGATCTTGCTTGCCACGCATGACGGCTTCTTCCAACTGTTGTTGCATGTGCTGAACTGCTGTAAAGTATATGCCTACCTGCGCCGGCGTCAGTTTCATATCTGCTCGATATGTAAAAACTTTTTTAGGCTCATCCATCACAGTGCTCCAAGATAGGGACTGTAAATTTCTTCTTCAACCTCTGCACGTTCAGCGGGCACCACAAAATCAAATGCATACTCATTGCCTATCACATTGATTCGCACACACCCAGGATAGTCATGTGCTAGCCTATGATAGATTGTACGAGCCTGTGCTTCGTTGCACTTGACAAAAAGAGTGCCATTGTAAAATTCAGCGTGGCCACGAAATCCCATGGCACCAGCTACCTTGTTTAGAATTACATTTTCAAATGACATATCAACCTTTCACAATGTCAAAAATACTATTTTGCAAACGAGCCACATCGTCACGCTCTACGTAAAAATCTGTGGTGGGGTCATAGTACTCGCCGGCCTTGGGATCATAGTAGAGAACCTGACCGTTGGGATAGTGAAACGGGCCTTCAAGTCCCTTACGAGGACCGTAGTCTTTGTTGTGTTTGAAAACATAGTAGGACATGTTGACTCCTTAAACTA